CCCACAAACATCTGATTTGGCGATTCACCCGATACATCGATTGCAGAACCACCAGAGGTGAGGGATAGCTTGAAATCCGACCCGCTGGCTGACACCACGTAGTACGAGGTGTACTCGGTCACCCCGGTCGATTCTTCGAGCGCTGAGAGCGCCCAGACACGCACCGTATCATCGTCGCTGAAATTGTGAATACCATCCGTTGTGAATGTGTCGTTCGATGCGTCCACGGTGCAAGGGACGCCGTATCCAGCTGTGAACGTGACCACAACCGCGTCGGCTTGTTTGCGGACTGCCGGCCAGGATAATCCATACGCTGGTGAGAGTAGTGCCGGCTCGAACTGTTCGCCAACGGCAACATCATATTTCGAGGTCGCCAGTGTCTGCCTGGCACCATCGGTATCGAGATACGTGATTGAGTCAACGGCCAGGACGGGGCATCGCTGTAGCTCAATGTCGTTGTCTTCGCGATTGAATACACTGAGTCGTCCGTACCGTCCCTGCGGAAACCGCTTCATCGAGAGACGGTATTTCGCCGCGCCGATCTGCCGCCACAGATACTCTTCCGCGAGTTCGATCGACGCCGAGACGTACCGCTGAATTACGGCATCTTCGTCGCGAGTCGTGATGCGCAACTGATCCTTGATTTCGTCTATGCCGACCACCCTGGCCGATGGTCCGGCGGTCTTCACGGGTACGGTCAGGATTGACATTCTTCGTCGGCCTCCACAATGCGGACACGCCCCGCTGCGACCATTCCGCGTGCGGTCGTTCGATCGATATCGATGATCGATCCCTCCTCGTGCCAGTACTGGATCACACCGCTCGACGTGTCGCCGGGGATCCGCTGAACGTGGCGCGACACATGCTTGAGGAACTCAACCCGCACGGTTGTAGGTTTGCGTTTGGGCCGGCGTTTTTTTGCCATGGTCGATGTCCAAGAACGAACTGCAGACTGCGCGGCGAGGAAACGGCGAGGATTCCCGCCGCGCAGTCTCACACCAACCCCTTTACGTTTCAGCGCCGACAAATCCACGCCACGACGTTCCGTCGCAGCACACGCGACCCGCTTCGTCCTGAGCCAGGACGATAATGGTAGCTGCAGCGTCATCCTTGACAGTCACCGTTTCAGCGGCATCTGCGGAGTTTTGGATATCCAAGCATATCCCCGCCGCATTCGCTTCCGGCGGAAGCGTGAGATCCACGTTTCCCCCACCGGGATCGATGACGATGAGGTTCCCCTTGAGGGCTTCCAGATCCGCCAGTGTTTGATTTGCCGCTGCGGCAGCAATCTCGTGAGTCGTATCTCGTCGCAATGAATCGACCATTGGCCGCTCTCCTTATCGTGAATGTATGTGTTCTGGTCCGCGAACGATTGCGTGGATCAGGTCATTTCCAGGTACTGAACGGGCGAGTTGCTTCCACCGGACGGATCCAGCAATTTGCCGTCTGCCTCGACGAATGCGAGGAAGGCGTCCTGGTCGTTTTCGCGATGGCGCTCGGTCAAGCGGTACATGCGAACCACGTTGACCATGCGGGCCTTGTAGTTCGAGAACCGACCGAAGACCAATGGTTTCGCACCCGTGGTCTGCACCGTCGCCATGTTTTGGTTGACGGTCAACGGGTACAGATTCAGTCTCTCTCCGTCACCCGACTCCACGCCAGACGACCACAGGTATTCACCCGTGCCAGACGCCTTCAGTTTGCGGAGGATCGTTCGGATGGCATCGGAACACATGTACCCGACCGATGGACCGACGCGGTACGCAGGATCGACAGCCGCGCTCAAATCGATCACGTCATCGAAGGCGAGAGCACCACCTGTTGCGGTGTGACCCTGACTCGCACCTGTGATCAGGCCGGAAATGGTCGAACTGCCCGAACCAGTCGTCATCCCCAAATTGATACGGCGCGCGAGACGTTCCGAGAGCATCGACGGCAGGATCGATCCCAGCGGAACCTCCGACTGGTTGAGCAATTCAGAACTGACGAGAATTTCGTCACTGCTGAATTTCCATGACCCCAGCGTGAAGATACTGAACGACGGATCCGTAGCGACGACAGGAACCTCTTCACCGATCTGGCGGCCGGTATTCGACACGTCAGAAGCGGTCGGCCACCGCAGCGGATTGCCGTTCGGTGTGCGGAGGATGTCCGCAACCTGGAGCATGCCGCCGAAGGCGAGCAACTCTTGCTCAAGGCGAGCGATGTAGGTCTCACCGATCAGGTCGTCACCACCACTGGTCGCGCCCGTGTTCAGCGAGTTCTTGATGGCGTCCAGTTGCTGCGCATGCTGGCGACCACCGTCGAATGAATTGAACGCCCGCTGGATGTCCTTGTAGTTCGGACCCAGCTTGAAATCGAGATACCGCGAGTTGAGGTTCATCCCGACCAGTTGCGCCGCTGCGGCCTGCGTTTCCGTGACAGCGGATGTGTCGATCTGGTTGGCGAACCAGGCGTCAACCGCCGTGTTCTTCATTCGCTCCAGATCCCATCCAGCACAGGGACCGCTGTCCGCAGCGCGGAGCAATCGCGTTTGGGCGTCAGACGCCTTCTTCGATGGAACGGTTTGGGACAGAGGCTTGAACCCGCGATCGTCCGTTTCGCGTTTGATCTGTTCGAGGCGATCCTCGATGCCCTTGGCCTTGCGATCCGCCTCGACGGATGCCGTCAGCTGGTCGTTGACTCTGTCGTAGTCGGCGTTGACTGCATCCCACTGCTTTTCGTCTTCCGACGTCCAGTCGTCCTGCTTGTCAGCCAACTCTCGGATCGTGGTGGCGATTTGCGAACGCTCATCGTGGAGTTCGCGTTGATTTGCTGTGACCATTGTCAGACTCCTAAATTCTGCCTTGTGCCTCGGCGGCACATGAAACACCAATGGCGTTTAGCAGAACTGAGTCTGTGTCTTGCCTGTTTAAACGGGCAACTGCGAACTGAGTCGCGGTCACTGATTGCGAATGTAGCGGGCGTCAGTCGGTGGCGTCAATAGCAACTAGTCGCGCGCGGACCATTCTGGCACGCTGGGCCATCTTCTTCTTGCGATCAGCCAACTGCTGCTCGTAGTACGCCGTGTCCACGTCTTCGTCATCGTCATCATCGCTATCGTCGTCGTCTTTTGCACCACGGATGCTATCGACTAGGCCGGCGGTGAGTGCCTCTTCGGCGGTGAACCAGGTGCCGTCCCGATCGGCTGGGCCGGTCATCCACTCCATCGCTGTGGCGCGACTCTTGCCGGTGGCCTCGGCGTACAACCCGGCGATCTGACCATCGATCTTTTCCAGTACCTCAGCCATTTCCAGCATGACCGCTACGTTTCCAATCGCGAACGCATGGGCGCGGTGGAGCATCATGGTTGCAGCCGGAACGATCGTGATTTCGTCAGCCGGCAAGACAACGAAACTCGCTGCGGATGCCGCCGTTCCCTCGATGGTGGCGGTCACGCGACCGCTGTGCGAGTCCAGGGCTGAATGTATCGCGATTCCGTCGAAGACGCTTCCGCCGGGCGAATTCACCCGCAGGTGGATGTCCCGATCATTATTCTGCGACAGGAATTGGGCGAACGTCGAGGAATCCAACTCATCCCACGGATCACCGATGACGCCGTGCATCAGTACCTCGATTGGACCCTCATCCGATTGTTCGGAACGGATGCCGATAGGCCAATCCCCCTCGATTTCTCTTGCGGCCGCAATCAGCTTGGGGTCCACGTTATTTCTGAGCCATTGCGCCATCATCATGTCGGTGCTCCGTTGCGAAAATATCCATCCATCCATCCATTTAGGATGTCTGGAACATGCAGATCATGGAAGGATTCGATTGCGGTAATCTTGTCAGCGTCGTAGGCAAACGGTGCTCGACACTGATCGATCAATGCGGCCAGATACTCGGTCCTGAGAGTCTCCAGGGTGCGGTCTACGCCCAGGTGCGCGTCCAGCAACTCGCACGATGTCTCGCAGATCTCGTCGAATTTGTCGGCTGATTTGGCCGGGTCTGTTGCCCACGCTTCGAGCTTCTCTGGTTTCTTGGCGAGTTGCTTCACGTATTTCGTGATCGCGTTCGATGCTCGCGTGATCTGTTCGCGGACTACGCTCTCGATTGCGGCGGTTCGACCATCGTAGACGGCTGAGGTCGCTTCGGCCCTGGCGATCTGCTGTTCGACCTCCTCGTCCTCGTCCGTCTCTTCATCGCCCTCGTCGGGTTCGTCGTATTCAGCCTCGTCATCCTCGGGCGGATCATCCTCGGGCGGATCGTCGTGGGGGCTGGACGTGTTCGGATTTCCGTACTCCTCGCCGCCTGGCCTGGGCGGCCGCTTCAGAACGCGCCTGGCTTCGTTCGGATTGATGATCGTCGCCTCGATCTGCTTGGACAATACCTCGGTCTGGGTCTGGATATCGGGAGTAACCAGTTCGGCTGTGTCGTGGCTGAAATACTGCAGCCGGCCGCGTAGATTTCGCGGCGTCAACAGTTTGATGTCGCACTCGCTGGAGATCGCCTTGAACCAGGGGTGCAGGCAAGATCCTACGTGATCCTTCTGTGACTGCTCCTGCGAGTTGTACGATACCGAGTCCGACAGGCCGAGTTTGCTTGGGTGCAGATTGAAGAACCGTGCGGTGTCGCGGACCTGATCTTCGCGCACCAGGTGCATCTGAGACGACTGTGGATCGACGGTCACAGAGTGGAATTTGGCCCCGTCCCGTAAGATGGCCGTCTTAAACCAATTGTCGGACCCCTCTCGTTTTTGCCACCCCTCAACTACGCCGGCCTGTGCCTTCGGAGACATCGTGACCGGCACCTCAAGGATTCCGCCTGTCTGTGCTCCCCGCCCGAAGAATTTGCTCAGGAATCCCTCGGCTGCCAGGGCGAGTCCCCAGGACTCACGCGCGGCCGACGTCATGTCGATTCCCATCACGGTATCGTAGCCGACTCCCGATATATGCAGCACGGAGCGTGGATCGAACTCCTTGAGTTCCGTCTCGCGCTGACCAGGCAACTGGGGCACGTCGTAATTGGTCACCTCGGTTACGATTTTATAGCCCTCTGGATAGCTCGGATCGAGCATTGGGTACGTTCGGTCTGGCATCAGGTTGTACAGACCCTCAATCTCGCTTCTCGGGTTGAGCCGGCCAAACGGACGGTCGATCCAGATCCACGCATTTCCCCAGATCAATGCATGCACCATCGCTCGCCGCCACAGCTGGAACGCTGGCGTCAGTTCGTTCGCCTGGCAGGCGACGTAGTGGTATGTCCAATGGGTGTAGTCGCGTGTACCGTGGTCGGTTTCGAGGTCGCGCTTGTAGGGCATCAGTGTGGCACAGGCAACGTCTCCAGAGATGACCTGGACGGCTTGCATGACCGCCGGGAGAGCCACTGCGCCCTGGTGCGACACCTTGACCCCGGCGTCCGTTCGCGTGCCGCCCAGAAGCGAATCCCAGGTGTCTGGATCGTTCAGGTTGATCGCTGGATTCTCGAGGTTGTTGCTGGGCCTCGCCACGGTACGGGCGCGCGGACTGATTATGTCGGACACGAATTCTGCGATCATTCGTCGATCCCTCGGTGGATACGCAGGCCGGCGATCAGGGCGATGACTCCAGCGACCGCTATCAGTAGTCGGTAGTCGAACAGCCCGATACCACTGAGTGTAGCAATAATCCCAATCAGGCAAAGGGCATCCGAGGCGATCCGACGAGCAGTCATGCAAACTCCACAGGGTTATTCTCGTAGTAGGTGCCGTATTCGAGTGTCCATTCTTGACAGTCCAGTGCGCCCCAGCGTGCCATGATCGCCGCTTGCACGACATCGACCGTGCGGATGTCTTGCCGGCCTGGCTTGAGTATTTTGATGTTGCCGTTCGAGTCGGCCTTGGTGGTCGCGTGGGTCATCTGCCAGTTAAGAACGCCGTGGTTCGGATGCCGCAGTTTTTTCCCCTGGACCTCATTCTCGAAATCCACCGTGGGACCGGCCTGGGTCAAATAGCCCTGGCTCATTGCCATTCGGGCCACGCCCAATCCTTCAACCAGTTGTTCTCCGGTGTCAGGATTGGTCCTGCCGCTCTGGAGCACGCTTGTGATGTCTTCGGCATAGGTTGAGTCGTAGACAATTCCACGGACGTTCAGCCGTTTACACAGGGCATAGAGATCGCGCTCAATCAACTGGAAATCCATCACGTCGCCTTCGCCTGCGGCCAGTTCGCCGGAATCAATCCAGTCGAGCATTTGCGGAACCTGCGGAGCACGGGATTTCGCTACATCGATCGAGGTCCATGCGAAGGGAAAGATGTCTACCGATCCATCGTCGTTTCGGAACGCCACCACAGCGCCGGCCAGGTCGAATTTGCGGGCCAGATCCAGGCCAATCACGCATGGTTGGTCGCCGTAGTCGTCGAGCGATATGTCATGCCCGCAGTCTTTCCATCCCGACGACGCGCCCCAGACATCGATGGTTGATTGCCAGATGTTGCCCCGGTACATCAAGAATTTCTGGTAGGAGTACCGCGAGGCGCGTGATTTGTGCAGCGTACTCAAGATCTCTTCGGGATCGATCGTGTGGCCCCAGGACGGGTTTGCCATACGCAGGTATTTCTCGGGATCGGAGAGCAGTGTGGCCTCGGTTATATCCTGCGGCATGTGGTAACTGGCGAAGAAGAATGCGTCATCCTTAATCTCGCCGGACTCGACCTTCTGGCCGTATTCCCACTGCTCGTGCCCGTAACCGTTCACGTTTTTGCCGGCGGTGCTCACCTCTAGATGCATCGGCTGCACGCGACTGATTCCCGCACCCTCTAGGATCGACATGAAGCCCCGGTCAACTACGTGGGTTTCATCAACAAGAACATGGCCGTTGATTCCTTCCTTCGCGTCCATCGTTCGCGAGTTGCTTGACGACAGTGGCTCCGCAAATGACCTGGTCGGCTCGTGGGTCAGACGTTTGGTCGTTCGGTTCACTCGGAACTCGGCCTTGAGTTCGGGCGACGACATGATCATCTCGTAGGAATGTTGCCAGATGATGCCGGCCTGCTTGGAGTCCTTCGACGCGATGAACACCTTGCTACCAGACTCGCCGTCGCCTGCAACCAGATACAGCAGGATGCTGGATGCGGTCGGAGATTTCCCGTTCTTCTTACTGACGAACACAGAACCACGTCTGTATCTCCGCACCGGACGCTTCCAACGACTGCTCTGCCGTTGCCAACCGAAGAGTCGCATCACGCACTCGTACTGCCAATGAATTGGGCCGCCGGAATCTCTCTGCTGGTTGTGCCAACGTGCCCGTTCTCGATACAGCGCCACAACTGCTGGGTCCGGTTCGCCATCATCGGCATAGAACCGATCCGGCATAGGCCACTGAGGCTCGTCGGCAACAGAGTGGAGAACCAATGCTTCGCCAGCCCATTCCCCTTCGTACAGCCTGCAGTACCGCTCAATCCACCAGACCACATATGAGCCGGCCATCACGTCGAACCAGCAACCGTTTTCGACTGCCAGGTCATCAGATTTGTTCCGCCTCCATGCGGCCGTATCGGTCATGCCTGTTTAGCCTGCGGACGTGACGAGACCGATGACGAATCCGCCTCCACGGGCGGCTGCACCTTGAGCCGGCTCGCCGGGCCAAATCCCAGGGCAGCCTGGTATTGCCGCACCAAATTCTGCAAATGCCGACGCTCGGTCAGCGCTGGGTGCGGTTTGGTCCCGAATGCCGATTGCTGGAATCTGCCCTCCTCGTCGATGATGTGGTGAATCATCAGCAATTCGCACTGCGCCTCCGCGTAGGAAATCAGCGTCGGGATGTCGCGGGCACTCAGGATACCGGCCTGGAGGATCAGCTTACCGGCCGTGCGGTAAAATGGGCGAGCGGCATCGGGCATCTCCTTCGGGCAGGCCGGCAGTTTGGTCAGCGTGTCGGTCGGGCGACTCGCGCCCGCATCGGCAGCGCGTTTCGCCGCGCCCTCGAAGACGCTCAGATCTGGTTTCGTGGGATCTGCCATGCGGTGATTATCCCCTCAACACAGTGCTGCGGTCAACTGGTTTTCGTCTGCGGGAGGCCGCAGGCAGCCCCAGGATCTCTCCCATTTTACCACCCTAACCCACATTCTCTCGCAAAACAGCGCGAGAGA